GCCGTTAGCATCCGCTTTCGGCAGGCAATAAAAAAGCGCCCTTTAGGACGCTTCATTTCTATAAATGATTATTTACTTAAAGCTTGGCGTACAAATGCATCTTTTGCTTCAAGTAGCTTTCTTAATCCTGTGGATTTTTCAGGCCCGTCAGGAAGTTGCTCATCCATTTGCCGAGCTAAATCACCAATTGGCTTACTAACTTGCTGCAAATGTTCAGGTAAATGTTCATATTGGAAATATTGGATAATAGGGCTTGGCATTTTCTTCTCGCAAAAAAAGCACCCGAAGGTGCTAAGGTTTAAATTTTAATTAGCGTTTTCGCTTTAAGTAATCTTTAAAATGCTTGTTTCTTTGCCAGTAAATAAGCCCACTAACAACGAAAATTGATACAATAATAAATTCTGGACAAATACTCATAGACCCAACTCCTTAAACGTTTGCTCATCCAACTTTCGAAGTTGGTCCAGCGTGTAAAGCCGCCCTTCAGGATCAAAGAACTTTTCAAATTCAAATTTACCTTCCTTGAATAGCTTGTAACGCTTAGGTCCTAGCCATTCTCTTTGAAAGAAATCGTCTGTTTTTTTAAAAAACTCTTTAAATGTAGTGTTGGCATCTAGCTGCCCTATTAATTGGCTTCGCTCGTCTTTTGGAATGTCCTTAACCCGGCGTTCGTCCATGACAAATGGTCGTTCGCCAACAAGTTGACCGTCTTTCTCGACCGGAACCAAGATACTGCGGCAATTTGGGTGTAACGGCGGTACCCGTTTTGCTGGATCGTTAATCTCCCATACAGTGCCATCAAGAGATGCACAAAGTTTTGAAGTTCTTCCGTCCAGCGTTGCAACCAATCGAACATATTCAAAGCCAATTTGGTTGTAGCTATTTAGATAGGCTTGATTGGCCACATGACTTCGTACAGTTCTCACTGTTCGCTCAATATCAGTCTTGGTACCGTTTAAAATTCCGTCTTCATAGTTGAGACGCTTGGTACCACGAATGCGCTGAACAATTTCTTGGTTAGTTTTGCCTGAGTTGATTCCATCTCGAATTGCATACTCAACCTTTTGTCGGGCACTTTCAGCAATTCTAGATAGAAGATCATCAACAAGAGCACCGCCAACCAATGGCACCTTTTTAGCTGCAGAATAAAGCTTTTCACCATCAGGTTTTTTAAGCTTACTGCCATATAACTTGGCAATATAATTAGCTTCATAAACAGCCAAAGCTGTAGCAGAGACGGCGAAAGCTTCAGGCAAGCTGGTATTTACACTAGCAAACCACTGTGCAATCAAATCTCTAATTTCCCTGAGATTTGAAGTTGTGTATTTACCACCAGCTAAAGCAATTTTCTCCGACTCACTAAGCTCATCCAATAAATCACGAAGTTTAGATAGCATTACACTCGTATCTTCATTGAATAAACCTAAAAGCTCATTAACAGTATTTGATGAAGCACGATAAAGGTATGCTTGATGCTGCGTGAGTGCTTCAAATAGTTTTTTGATATCTGTTGCCATCTCACTCTACCTTTGGTTCAAAGTCCCATCTTGCTCAGCTTCAACGTTCTGCAACTCTTCTTCATATTTTTGTTTCGGGAACATACCTGTTTGGTTGTATTCCCACCACGATTTAAATGAAGATCGGCCTTGTAGAGCTGCTTCAAATAGCTGTCGAGCTAACTCAGCTAAATAACCTTGCTTGTTAAACTCCTGACTAATTTCAAATACCAATTCGTCCTTAGTGAGAATATCAACATCTGGCATTACAAACTTTGCAGCCCATCGTAATGCTGCTGACAAGGCTTCATTCATATTGACAACACAGAGCGAAAGAACTGAATGTTGAACGGCGTCATCGCTATTCGCTTCGGTGGCGGTCTTTTTACCCGCAGTACCCTTCTCAATTAAACGCGCCCCCATCTCCTTCATTTTTTCCCACTTGTCTTTCATAGCTTCCCGGGCGAGCGTATTAGGATCCGCTTGTACAATTCCTAAACCACCATTTTCAGGTAAAGGCAAAAGTACTTTTGCACCGATGTAAATGCCACGTTTCTTAGCTTGGTCGTACCACTCCCAATTAACACCTTTCGCATAGTATTGAGGTTGGCCCATATAAAAAACGGACTCTTGAAAGTCCGCGCTGTCTCGATAATGGGCTAAATTGAGATTAGCCAAAGGAAGTAAGGGCGGCTTCTTAATCTCTTCTGAGTTATCTATGGCACCGACAAAGGTAAATGGAATATATGTCCAAAAGTTCCCGTTATAATCCGTTGGGAATTTCTTTTGTCCCCCTACCCAATTACCTTTTTCACCCTTTGTGTAAACCTGAACTGAATAGATATATTTCCCATCACTCTCAGGTTCTAAACGAAGTACACGATACTGTTCTACTTCATTTTTACTAAAACCATCTGCTCCGCGTTCAGACCTAAATTCACGGATAACTACTAGACAAAGCTTTTTCTGGTTATCGATCATTACTGAATCCCAGTTCACTACATCTAGGGCATTCAATAAATGAATCATCGGATAGGCTTTTTGCGCTTTAAATTCCGCGAGATTACGAGCTGGAGGTACATCTGGGTAATCTACGTATAAAGCGCAACGATAATGTTTTAATAAATGGCGAATACCATTTTGAGCCAGTTGATAAGTACTAAGGCCTGCTCCATTCGCATTACGTTCTAAATGTGCAAGTTCTGGAGGAAATTTAAAACTTGGATCAGTTGCAAAAGCTGCTCCAACCAAACTATTTGAGGTAGTACCAGTAACTTCATAAAAGACTGCACGGGTACGATAAGCCTCATAAGCGCTTTTATTTGCAGGTGATTTATCATGAGCATTTGGCATCGGCAAATATTTTTCACCTTTAGCCTTAACTGCATCTTCACCTTCACAAACATCATCAAGTTTTTGCCAGTATGGCAAGTTCTTAACATATTCAGCATGTTGAAAAGTTACATCACTCATCGAGCAAATCCCATATCAGTGAAGAAGGTTTCAAATCCTTCATGTAATTCATTAAAAGCGTCAGATCCACCATCTACCTGATCGTCATTTGTTCCATTAGGGAAATTCCGAAGTTCTTCAATAAAGGCTTTGTTCCAATCACCTTTAAGCATTCGAACATTCCCAACATTTACTTGAGCGGCAAAAGGCTGTGCCCGAGTGATCTTGTCACCCGATACTGGTTTTGCAACCACATGATAGCCACTGAGAAGTTTTGTAAATGCCAGAGCTTGAGATTTCCCTGCTTGACCAGGATCTTGAGGAATTCGAACAGTTACGTTTTTTCCATCAAGCTCAGTGGTTTGCTTTAAGCGTTTATTTACATTGTCTGGACCAAGCTGTCCTCTTGTAACATCGACAATGTAAGTAAAACCATCTGCGCCTAGAGCTTCTCGTACACCTACTGTAAAGTCACCTTCATTCTCTGTAGCGCCAAAATCCCATGCCCTTACTTGCTTCACTACATCTGCAGGCAAAGCATCAACAATTTGAATATTGTCGGGCTTAAAAAAACCGCCTGCTGGCGGTGATGGCATTTGTCGGTACTGCCCGGCAAATACATATGGTGCGGCTTGCTCCATTTGTTTCAACTTTTGGATATTGTGCTTTGCTGGCCACAGTGCGGATCCATCTTCCTGAATAGCCGAAAGACATAGATGCTCCCAAACCTCACCGTTACCACCAGCTACAGGAACGCCGTCTTTTCTATCACCTAGCAACCATCCAGCCAAATCATCTTCATGTAGACGCTGCATGATGACGATAATCGGTGTATCTGGTGAGTTAGTACGCGACTCAAGGGTGTTTTGGAACCAATCAATTACCCCTTCTCGAATTGTTTTAGAAGAAGCTTCATGTGCTTTATGTGGGTCGTCAATAATGATGCAACCACCAAAGTCATCCCGCATCTTGCCAGCACCAAAACCAGTAATCGTACCGCCTGTACCAGTCGCATAGCAGACACCACCCTCTGACGTACGCCAGAAGTCTTTAGCCTTACTATCATCTCGCAAGCTAAAATTTGGAAAGACTTTCTTATAAGCTTCTTCTTGAACTAGTGTTCGTACCTGAAACGCGTTATTTGCAGCAAGCATTGCTGAATAACTAATGTGAATAAATTCAGAATCAGGTTTCTTACCAAAACACCAAGCCATAAAATTAATTACGACAATTTCAGTTTTAGAATAACGAGGTGGTAAATTAATAACTAACCGCTTAATTTCCCCGCGATAAACCTTCATTAAAGCTTCACAGAGTTCCAAGTGGTGCCAGTTATGCATCCATTTATAACCGCGGCGCTCCTTAAACATGTACCTTGTAAAGAAATATAAATCTTCTTGCGCCTCGATCCGGATGGCTTTATCCCGAGCCGCATCAGTACTCATCTAAGACTTCCCTCCGCGCTTTTAAGTAATCTTCCATTGGAACTGGAATTTCTGAATTAACTGTTTGGACTGGTCCGCCGTCTTTGCCTGTAATTTCTTGGCGGTTAGTAAATTGACCACCAATGTCTTTAGCGGCTTGCTCAAGAATTTTTAAGGCTGTTTTGACGTTTCTAGTCTTCTCAAGCTGTCTTTGGTATTGCTTCAATCGGTAGTACTTATTGGCTATAGGAATATCAATTAAGCCTTTATCAAACTCATCTCTGGTTTTTTCAAATAGTTCGACATACTTTTTGCTTAAGTTCTTTCCTGCAACCTTTGTAGGGTCATAAGTTGCAACTTGAACACGATCTATATCAACGCCAAACTCTTGTTTTACGAGTTCAGCCACTTCTTGAGGTGTATCACGACAAGCAAGAGACTGAACTATAAAGATTTTCACAGGCTCTTTTAGTGTCGCCATAACTTCCTCATCGTATAACTACGTATAACAAAATGGGCAAAAAAAAGAGCCATTAGGCTCAATTGATTACACAGTTTCCGCAGCATTTTGAAATATCAAGATTCGAAACAAACGGCGGATTTTTTGCGACTTCAATAAGTCGCTTAACATTTTTGCTTGGTCCATAACGTTTAACTACGCCAATAAACTCTTCAACGTCATGACCTGCAAGATAGTGCTTAGGAAGACCAGAACTATCGCTATAAACAATTTCTCCGTCCTCGTCTCTCATCACTCCAATGTGGTAAAGCTCATGTTCAAGTAAGTAACAGAACTCTGTATCGTTTGCACGCTCACAGAAAGAAGCGTCGACAGTTATTAAGTATGTTGGCACAAAGCCGAACCAGTCTCGCATCTGTTGCTCTTGTCTGGCCTTACGCCATCCACCAACATTGAACATGACTTTTTCGCACTGGCCTAACACCATAGCTTGCTTGCTTTTATATGCAGAAGAGGCCCAAGCAAATGCTAAAAATTCTTCATTATCGTGAAGCAGCTCAGCAATATGGTCATGGTCAGGGTTATAAAGAGGTCCACCTATCGTTAAGTAGTTGGCCACAACCCATTTCTTTAGGTCTGGAGCGGGTATTAAACGAATTGCTTCCTCTTCATCAGCTTGATCAATAAAATCAGTCGGTGGAAATGGTCTGATCTGATCCATTAAATATTTGCCTCTTTAAATTTTTAAGCCATTGGCTTGCGTATTCAGTTCGTAACTGCAAAGGTCCAGACTCATCAATGCGACATCTTGAAGCTGTCTCTATGCGAATTACTGTGTAGCCCATCTCTTCAGCTACATCGTAACGATCAAGACTCCAAGCTTTGTTTTTAAGCTTACCCTTTCGTCCACCCGACCAAGGTCCACCAGCAATTTCAACTAAAATACGATGTTCTATTAAGTGAAAGTCAAATCGCCAATGCTTTGTAGATTTGAACTGGAATTTCTTTTCATATTTAATTTCCAGATTATCTAAAGCTTGTGTAAATTCTTCTTCAGCCTCTAAGTATTTTTGAGTAGCTTTAGGTAGTGGTCTAGATTTGGACTTAGTTTTAGGTTCTTTTTTCCGTGTTAGCCAAAAATACTCTTTATCGTCCACGAATGAGCCCCTTAAAAGAAGCCCTCTGGCTTATTGTTGAGCTGGGCAATTAATTTATTTTGCTTTGCTATGGCCAAAAAAAATCGCTCATCTAGGTGAGCGATCTGTTCTGTATTTAAACCTTTTGTATTGCAACTTCCCAAATGGTTTAGCTCTATTTGGAGCTGTCTAATCTCATGCGTAATTTTTTGAAATTCAGTCATACTTACTCCAAAAAGAAAAACCCTACCTTAAGGTAGGGTTATTAATACTGTAGGTTTTAAATCTGCTGAACTCTAATCTCTCTATGTCCAAACATATTTACACCATCCTTAACAGATTTAACTAAATATTCTCGATTTGAACCATTTTGTAATTTCTTGATTAATCGATCTCCAATACTTACGCCATCTGTAGAGTCACTTGTGAAGATTGTTTCTTCATTATCAATTCTACAAGACTTCAAAGCGCTTCGAGTGCCATCATTGGAAATCACAACAAGCTCTTCTGAACCATTAAACAACATATGCTTCACCTCTCAATGAATGATTCAATGAGTAAAGCATAAATTTTAATCAAAGTAAAGTGTAAGTATTTGATTCTCAATAGTAAATTGTTCACTATCGAGAACTAAATCATCAGATTAATAAAACAAAAAGCCCCGCCAATAACTAGTATGTAGCGGGGCCATTTGCGCCGTAATACGTCCGGCAAGTAAACTCGCAAAGCGTCCTAAGCGAGTGGGGTTTTAAAATCAAAAAACCCGCTTCTAAAAAAGAAACGGGGCATAAAAACAAAAACTTTCAGCGCAGTATTTGTGACATATCATACAAATTAGAAGATGTATTTACAACATACTTTAAACTTAATTTTTTGATGCTCTCAAAATATCCAAAACTTGCTCAGACATTTCATGCAAGTTTGATCCTATTGGAAGCCAAAAACGATAATTAATGTTGTCGCGGTTAAAAACCTGCTTGTAGTACTCAGTTGTGAATGTTGGGTCGATATCAGAAGCTTTTAATAAACGACCTTCTTTTTCAATCTTCTGGCCGTCTAACTCACCACCAACACAAATGAACATTGTACTTTTCCAAAAATTATTCAGTTCAGCTTAACACATTAAGTAAAAAAGCCCGCTAATAATTAAAATCTAGCAGGCCGTTTGTACCGCAATTTACTCGGTATATTAAAAATTTAAATCTGAAGTAAAGTTAATACTTCTTATTAAGTGGATGAATTGATTGTATTCATCCTCACTATCGAACGTAAATTCAACTTCTGAACCATCAGAAAAATTGGCTAAAACTGAACTAAGATCAGAACTCGAAGTTATTTTGACAATTTGGTCAAGATTATAATGACTATTACCAAATTGATAGAATTTAGGCACACTACCCATTTCTTATTCCTATTAAATTTTATAATGGAAATTATAGGGCCTAATCCTCAAATTTCATAATTCAGTAAAAACAAAAAAGCCCACCGATTGGCGAGCTCTTAATTTCTTACTGGCGATTACTTTACATTTCGCCCATTTTAGAAATCCTTATACTCAAGTGTATACCCAACTGTCAAGCACAAGATTCTTGATTGTCAGGAAGTTCAAAACGGAATGAGCGAGAAATGCGCGATCTGATTTCATTTTCCCACTGTGCAACGATAGATTCACCGAATAGCTCAAACTTTTGATAGCTTTTAATATACGCCGTTTTAGTTGCATTAATTCCCGCTAGTTTCATTTTCTCATTCAAAGTGTATGGTCTTTTACCTGTACCATTGCACTTTTCACAAAATTTAGATCCGTCAGAACAACCCATTGAGTTAAACAATTCGATTTTGCCAATACCCTGACATGCGCTACACATTGCTTTAACAAAAACATGGCCACGTAAAACAACCTCAGCAATTCCTTTTGCCACATTAGTAAGATCACCTTGGGCATTAGTAGGGGTAAATTTTTTCTTTACCATTTCATCATGAATCTTTACCGCTAATTTATTTCTCGCACGGAAAAAATTACCGGATTTAATCTCACCACGAACAAACTCAACCTTACCCGGAATATCTTCAATACGGCGTTCGGTTTGAAAATTAAAGTCATACTTACTGTAAAAAGTTTCAGTCTGTTTTTGTGCTGGGGTAATTATTGCGATTCGCTCAAAATCAACCTTTTCAATCAAGACAGTGGCCCAAAGCTTTGCAGCTGGCGATAACAGCGCTAATTCACCTAAAACTACATCTTTCGAAATTTTCTTTCCTTCAGCTTTGCCTTGAGCAATAGCAAGGCGAAGTAACTCAATAAAATCAAACTTTTCAACCAACATAATCGCCTTCCTATTTACCCTTAATTAATAATTCAATTTGCTTTAATGCCATACCGGACTTAACTTGCTCTGTGCTGAACCGTAAAACTGTAAAACCCATCATTGCTGCGGAGTTGTATTTCTCCATATCCCCGATATAACCTTTGCCTCTTGTATGCCTTCCACCACCTGCCATCCAAATACCGCCTTCAACCTCTACCAAAATCTTTGTTCCTGTAATTAAAAAATCAGCTCTCCATTTGCGTTTTGGATGGAATTTGTACTCCTGCTCAAAATTGATCTTCTGTGTTTTTAATTGCTGTACAAGCGTTGCCTCGCCTTCACTTACAATTCGTACTTTTTTTACTGAAACACGGCGCTTAGTTTTGCTACGTGGTTTTGCATAAAGGCGTTTGTAGTCAGCGAGGCTTATTGAACTCATTCCTCAATAGCCTCTTTTCTCGCTAACCACCACAAAACCACAGCTCCGCAAATTGCAACTGTAAAAATTGAAATGAGTAAACCCCACGCTAATATCTCGAATTTATTCATGCTCCTGCCCCTACTCACATAAACCATATGCAGATGAACAAGCTTCGATGCCTATCATTTGCTCAACTAAATCGTATTGTTTTCCACCTCTCACAGTTTTGGACCATTCCACCAGCTGGTGAATGCCATGCCCTCGATAATCAGAAGTGAAGAATGTTGCCGATTGGCGCTTTGAAACTAATCCTACAATTCGCTCCCACTCAGCTACCCGTTCAATTTCCTCAGGAAAACGTTTTGCTATTTCCTTCAGCTCATCTTTATTGCAGTTAATACATGGCATACAACCAACCCGCCCCATGCCTTGTTTGTATAAAGGGTTTGGATTTATTCCCATGTCTGCATGAGCTTGGAAAACGTCTTTTGCCGTCCACTTCAAAATTGGTCTGTAGTTGTAAAGACCTTCAATAATTTCATTGCATTCAGGCAAAAATTTACGATCCAAAGACTCATCTGCACGGACTCCTTGCCATGACAAAATCATGTTGCCATCATCCAAAATGGGGTAAAACATTTGTTGGATCGGCTTAACTTTCAATTCAGAAGTGCAAAAGCGTCTACGGGTAGAAGGAAATCTACCTTTCCAAAGACACAAATCTAAAAAGGGATTACCTGTAGGTTTAAGAACAGCTAAAGCATTTTCTATGACAGATTCAGAAACTCCCTCTTCACGCCATACAGTGCTGACATACTCACGTTTTCGGGCAATTTCAAAACTAAAATCTGCCTTAACTCTTTGAATTTGGATTTCTAAAATTCGTTCCAAGTAATCAACATATTCATAGGTCGCTGGGTGTTCATGCCCTGTGTCTGCAAATACAGCCTGAAGGTTCTCTACACCCCACGCCATTGCTAGAAGCAAAGTAGCAGTTGAGTCTTTACCACCGGAAACTGAAACAATGTTGTAAATCATGCCCCAGCTCCTTTGCCCTGTTGAAATCCAACTTGAATGAGGTAAGGCATCAATTTTTGTTGTTGCTCAGGATCTGTAAGCTTCACTGCGATACGAGCCGCTAGTTGTTCATAGCTCTCGTTACCTTCAGCGTATTTGCTCGCAAACTCTGGATGAACAGAAAGTTTTTGAGCAAATGAGTAAATCTGTTTTGAACTTAGTGTGTTTGATTCCCCCTGCGGGACTCGAACCTGTGTTGCAGCTTTTGAGTTTTTAGATTGTTCACGTGCTTGGTATTTTCCACATGCGTTGATTAACCAGTCTGCAAAGTGGTAATTCATGAGTTCATCACAAAGATTCTTCTCAGCGTTGTAGAGTTCAAATGCTCGCAACTCCCGATCGAACCAAGTCGCATTTTTGATCTGCTCGTAAGTTTCCTGATCAGCTGCCAAACGAATTTCTTCACCAAGTTTTTTCAAACTCAACCATGTTTTTTTATTTTTAGATTCTTCTGATAGATTCTTTGAAAGATTCCGTGTCCCAACGTTGGGACTGTTTAACGGAATTGTTGGGACTCTTTCATGGTAATAATTAATTGTAGGAAGGATAGTATTAACGGGGTCTTTTTGAGACCACCAATCCCATTCCTCTTGAGGCGGCATTGCAAAATAGACATCCAGTTCAGTTGCAATTAATTCGCCGTCATCCGGCCCGCCAATTGCCTCAACATAAAAAATCAATTTTTCCCTACCTTGAGCGCTTGCTCTAACTTCTTGCCAATCTCAAACATTGACCAGCTCTTTTGAAGGTCTGATGCAATAGACATAACATTTGCAATGATTAGACCTTGTTGATCCACCCGCTTTTGCAGCTCGTCACTTTTCTGGACTTCTTTCACATACATTTCATCAAGCGTTTCCGATACAAATATGTATTCACTTAATTGCTTTTGCAGCTCCTCCACTTTCGCTTGCTGGTGCTGCCATGCATTGGCCCATGCTTCCCACTTTTCGTTAAATGACTCCAAGTACATTGCATCAATTCTTCTTGAACCATTTGAAACATATCTTCCAAATTTCCCAAGAGTCATATCAAAGTCGACATCTGCTCTAAATAGCCCAATCCAGTACTTTTGCTTCTCAAACTCTTCTCTACACTTATCCATTCTTCACCCCAATCTATTGAGCTTGTCAGCCTCGTTAATGTGCGCCTCAGTTACTTTGCAGTTAGGCGAAATGTGGTTTTCTGGCTTGTCTAGGATTTCTAATTCCCTTGAATTCGAGGGTTTATCAATGCGGTGGCCTGCTTCAATGTCATCTTCTGACGCAGGTTTTAACGCAGCCAGGCTTACTAAGCTCCATCGGCCTTGTGATTCAACTACAGCATCACCGTCTTCAATCTGAATAAATTTCATTAAGCAAGGTGGCAGTAAACGGCAATATGGCTTTGAAGTATCAAAGACAACCCAGTCACCACGTTCAAACTCTTTAAAATCACGCATGGCTGGCTCCTTTTAAACTTGGCAATTGATCAATAAACTCCAAAGCTTCTTCAAGGCTCTCTGCATACCCAACATCGAGTTGTGGCTCACAATCAGGGTCCGCATCTAAGAGTTTGTTTTCAGTATCGGCGTCTATGTCAATAAAGTAAGCACCACCACCACCATAACAATCAGACATGTATTCCCAATGAACTTCTGCGGGAATCCCTTTCTTCTTGAGTTCTGATCTAATTTTTCTACTACTCACGGAATCACCTTTATATTTTTCATAAGCCAATTAGAAGCTGCCGGATGTTTCCAAGCGCCTAGTTCTTCGTACCAACACATTAGATTGCCGCTTTCTATTTTGAAGAATCTTGTTTGACCACCCAACGAAGTAAAGAAGTGTGTAGCGCCATCTGGAGTGTCTTTTTTATTACTCATCCCCGCCTCCGTATATTGATTCGTAATCAGCAATTGCTTGAAGCAACTTGTATCCAGCCGATTCAGGCCTGTTTTTGCAATGAGACAAGTCATATAGCTTTACATCATCAATGCCGCCCCATGATTCGACCAAATCAACCGACTCCACTAGACGCTTAAGTTCAGAAAGGTCTACAAAATATTTTTCTCGGTCAGCCTTGCTAATCTCTACACTTTGACCACATTGGAACTCGAAACCTTCATTCCACTCAGTTGCGTTAGAAGGTGCTGAATCAACGATTTCTTTCGCGTATTGCAGCCCTTTATCTCTAATTAATTTGGATGCATTCATACATTCGCCCCATCAATTAGCTGAAGAATATTTCTAGGGATTGGCATACCCTCCCGACGGCACATCTCTGCGTATTCGTGTGGATTATCGAAAGGATCAGGGCCCAACTCTTTTATAAGCTCAGGTTCTTTTTCTTTTGCCTGAAGTTTTTGTACTGGTGCAGGTTTACGGCCGTTAATCTTTAACCGTTCCATCAAAGATTTGAGATGCTTTTGCACTTCGTCATTTGAAACTGGTATATGCACTTTTTGCTCATTTTTCTGAGCTAATAAAATAGGTTCTTGGTACCAAGCTTGGGTTTTTCCTTTCAGTTGTGCTTCAGCCTTGTATTCATCATAGATTTTGATAAATTCCATTTTGGCTTTGTACATTTCACCATCTTGGATTAGTGAATAAACTTGGTCTAAAACAAATTTGGCTAATGTAGTAATTTCTTGGTTTTGCTCACGCCCATCAGGCAATCTCACTTTCTTGTGCTGAGTGATTTGGGTGTATTCACAAGCCTTAACCCAAGCCTTCTCAGCGCTCCACCAATCATCACCCATGCACATAGCACGGAATTCAGCGAAGTTAGGCATGTATGTATTTGTACTTGCGTAAAATAGCGCTAAGCCTCTTTGAAGTTGGTTAGGTGTAACCCCAACCAATGCTTTAGCAAGCTGCTGTTCAACGATTTGCATTGGAACGGCATTTTTCCCCTCTACTGGAAAATTCTTATTGAACTGAACAGCGTATTTAGTTCTGTAAGCCGCAATTAGTTCTTTTAAAAAACTTTCAAATGGTGCTAATTCATTCATGATTAATAGCCTCCGATATATTGCTGGTCAGGGGTAACATCAATCACGTTTGAACGGTTGCTCTCAGCGTACATCTGAGTGAAATAACCCGGTTCTTCAGGAACGTTATGAGATTGTGGGTTTTCCTGAATTTGATTTTGGCGAGGTTCAAATACACCCTGATAATTTCCGATAATTGAGTTTTCCAGTGATTGGTTAGCCAAAGGTCCAAACGAGATAAGTTTTTTAAGGATTAGCTTTACTGCGTTTTCAGAAAGTGGTTTTTTGATGCTGATACGCATATCAACAAAATTGTTCCACAGCTCTGGATCTACACATGCTGGCAGTTCAACTGAACGTGGATTAAATTCATTTGGTTTTTCTGTTTTAGGTTTTTCAGAAACAGACTCTCTTTTTTTATTTATTTTTTTATTACTTTGAGAGTTGTTTTTGATAGTGATACTTTGTGTGTTAAAAATTTTTACTAGTAGCGGTAAAAAATTTTTACTAGTGTAGTTAAAATTTTTAACTAGCAGTGGTAAAGAATTTTTACTAGTCTGTCCATAAATTTCAGGTAGTAAAAATTTTTTACTAGGGAATTTAAGCACTAAACCAACGCTAGTATCGTTACCTAATTTGAATGTATTTCCATGAATTGTGCTTGGTTGTTCCACGACTAAACCGACCTTGATAAGCTCATTAAGGCACTTAACAACAGTCGGTCTACTCTTCCCTGTAATCTCTTCAAATTGAGATAAAGAGATGGAATCCATCTCCTTATTCCAACCGCGAGTTTTACGGCAAATAACCAAGTAAATTTTGCATGCAGCATCAGAGATTTTATTTAAAACCTCATCAACAAATGCATTAGGTACTTGAAATGAATTTGGTACAAAATTACTCATGTGATTTTGTCTCCAATTTGACAAGGCCACGCATTTCCAACTGACGAATAATTCTTGGAGGAATAAATTCGTTGTTGATTTTGTAGCGAATGCGCGACTTTTCTTTCACCTGAATTAGCTTGTGCCCATCCTCCATGAGACGGCGAACTGCTATAGCCTGCCCCCATATGAGTTAATTCTTCAAGTTGATAAAATCTTTCCTGAGCCTCAATTGCGGCATTCATAACTGAAAGTGGCATAGCTGCTAATTCTTTAGCCGAATAGATCTTTACTGGTTGTTCCAGTGGAATTACCACCTCTAGCGGTGTGGTGGAAACGGAAATATCCTGTTTTCTTCTTGCTGCATATCTCACTTTTCACCACCCTTTGGCTTAACATAGCCTCCAAAAGAATCAACCAAACACGCCTTGGTTAAGCTGGTTACAATCTGCTGTGCTAACCACTGCGTTATGCGAAATTGACGAGCCATAGCCTCTGAAAATTCAACTTTGGTTACCGCCGCATTATTTTCGCCATAACCTTTGTTACGTAAATTTTGCTTTTTCACCTCAAATAGGTGCCCAAGCACTCGCAATGCAGGCTCGTAAAAAGATTGGATTTCACTTTGCTGACGAGAATCTTTGATTTGCTGTGTAAAGCTGTTCATGACACCTCCGCTAATGCTTGCTCAGCGCTTGTTAGTCGGCGTTTGGCGTTAAGTTCAGCAACTGTTGCTGTGCGGATTTCTTTTGAAGAAACTAGAATCAAATGATTCTCTGATTTGATGGTCCATAAACTAGTCAAAGTTTTGTTTTTAACTTCAAACAAATCATTTGATTTGAAAGTACGGCACTCTTTAGTAAGCACTACAACGTCACCTATTAAAAAATCTGGTGAGTTGAGTTCGATTGGTTGTTCTGATAAATTGTTTGTGTTCATTTGATCCACCTCAATTGAATGCCTAACCACTCCTGTTACAGCAGGTAGTGGTTTTTTAATATCCAAGCTTTTCTTTTTGACCACTGATTTCGTCATGAAATAAGTCATCCACCGTTTCTATACGGTTCATCCAGCTTTTAGACATAACTAAAAGTGCAGCAACACGTTCTTTATCAATGCTCTGATAATCTTTAGGAACGACTTTTAAACCAAGTAAACTCAATAGCTCGCAAAACATTTCAATTTCATTCAAGCCATTGTTTTTCTTATCCGTTTTAAGCCGAGTAATAGTGCTTGGATCAACTTTTAATTGTTCAGCAATCTCTTTTTGATTGCTTATATCAAGACCATGCAATATGCGGGATACGCCATTTCTGGCGCTTGCAGATATATCAACTGATAATTTGCTCATGGTGATTCCTAGGTGGTTGCATTAGTTCGCTTAATTGGCTCTTTGCCATCAGCTAAGTCTCTGATCTGGTATTCGCGAGCTAATGGGATTTTTTCATCTGACCACTGGTACACAGCAGGAGGTTCAATCCCTAATAACTTTGCTAAACCGACACCATTCACACCAAGCAACTTATAAGCTTCCTGTTTGGTCATTTGCTCAACCTCAAAAGTAAGATTTCTTAGTATTAAAACAAAGATAACTTATTTTTGCAAGATGTAAGATAACTTATATGAAGAATCTAGAAACTATGGGTCAGCGTATTCGCGCCTTACGAAGAGAAAAGAAATTAACCCAAGGCGAGTTGGCAAAAATCGTCGGGGTTAGTGCGCCTAATGTCACCGGTTGGGAGAAGGATGCTTATGCTCCTAAAGCAGACCCATTAAGCAAAATGGCGGCTTATTTCGGAGTGTCGACTTCGTATATAACTAATGGAGATGAAAGCGGTCCCAAGTTGGATAGCACTGTTGCGCATTTGAAAGTTCTGGATATCGAAGCTTTTAAGAAAAAATACAATATTCCCGATAGCGAAGATGCTGTTAAATTTATTGAAACACCTGTTAAGCCCTTCCCCACCCAAAAAAGATATGTTCCTGTTAAGGCTTACTCCAAGATGGGCATGGATGGCTATTTCACAGATATGGGTTATGAAGGCAATGCTGGAGATGGGTATGTTCCAACTCACTCAGCAGGACCAAGAGCCTATGGCATTAAAGGCACTGGCGACTCAATGTTTCCAGCAATTCGTAATGGTTGGTACGTTGTGTGCGACCCTGATGCAGATCTTGTGCCGAATGAGTTTGTTCAGGTGTGCTTGAAGGATGGAAGATGCACAATTAAAGAATTTGTCGGCATCAATGGTGGAGTTTTAAGTTTGCTTTCTGTGAATGGTGGTGAGCGATTTTTCTTTGAAATGGACGAGGTTGAAAGTATTACCGCTATTACAGATATCGTGCCGCCAAGTCAGCATAGACAAGAACATCCTTATTCGCATTAATCACAGGAAGACTTATGGACAATTCAAAACGACCAATCAACCAGATTATTGCTCGCATCAATGATGCTGCGAAACATGGTGAAGCTTTGGTGCTAACAGCCGAAGAAGTAAAGATTCTTTCTAAAGATATTGGCGACAAGGTCTTTATTCCTGTGCTTACTAATGAGCAGGTCGTGCAGTTGGTAAAAGAAGGAAAGCTAGGCCAGAAAATTAATAACACCAAAGATTAATAAGCTGTGAACCCGACACAGTCTTTTAAATGTGGGGTATATCACTTATTAGATAGTAATATTTATTGATGTTTTAGTGTGTAATGTGTAGATTGCCAATAGTTTTTATAGTAGATATTGGGATTATGCAATATGTCTAATATTGAGCAAGATACACGTTTTATTGTTAACAATAATTTGATTAACAAGGGCTGGATCTTGGACATTCAAGATCCAAACAAAAATGTCTTTTTTGAATCAGATATCTTAAGAATTGTTAATAATGAGTTTCTCAAGAAAAGTAAAAAAAGACCCGATTATGTTCTTTTCGATTCACAAAATAAGCGGCCAATCGGTGTAATTGAAACGAAATCAGGTGGAAAAAGCTTAACAAAAGCACTGGATCAGGCAACCGAATATGCTGAAATGCTTGATGCACCTTTGATATTTGCAATGAATAATGGTTTCTGCGAAACACGGCATTTGTATACCCAAAAACCATTATTTATTGATGAAAATGAGGTTAATGAATTAATAAGAGTAAATGAAGCTAAAGAGTTCATATTGCAGGAAACAAATGGTATTTATATTACACCTAAAGAAATTTTAGTCTCTCGCAAAGAGTTAATTAATGTTTTCAAGAAGTTAAATAACTCACTAAGAGGTGAAGGTTTAAGAGCTGGTATAGAAAGGCTTTCAGAATTTGCAAACATTCTTTTTTTAAAATTGTATACAGAGAATGCTAATACAGGTATTTGGAATTCTCTCAAAAGTCTCGATAATGATTTGCTAATTAATACAACTAATAACATACTACAAGATATTGATAGACAATATGGTGCTTCTGTTTTTACAAATTTACAGCTAACCAACCCTGTTGCTGTTAAAGAGATGATCAAAGAGTTGGATAAGTTAAAACTCTCATCAATAGATACCGATATTAAAGGAGATGCTTTTGAGTATTTCTTACAGCAAGCTACAGCAACTAATAATGACTTAGGAGAATATTTTACTCCACGTCACATAACTAAAACCATTGTTAACTTAGTCAACCCTAAATATGGTGAAAAGATCTATGACCCTTTTTGTGGGACAGGTGGTTTTTTAACAGAGGCATTTGATCATATAAAAGATAACACTTTAATTGCAAACAATAGTAGTGAAGAAATCAAGCTTAAACATAATACTATTTTTGGAAGAGAAATTACCTCAAATGCAAAACTCGCAAAAATGAATATGATTCTGCATGGGGATGGGCATAGTGGAATTTGCCAGATAGACACACTTCAAAACCCTATTGAATCTGAATATGATGTGGTTATAACCAACATGCCATTTTCTCAAAAAACTTCTTATTCTCACTTATATGAGAATAAGTTAGCTAAAAACGATGGTGATGGAGTATGTGTTCTACATTGCTTTAAAGCAACAAAAAAAGGAGGGCGAATGGCATTAGTAGTACCTGAAGGCTTTCTTTTTAAAGCCGCTTTAGCTCCAGTAAGGAAGTATTTATTTGAAAACGCCCAACTAAAAGCAGTAGTTTCACTTCCAAAAGAAGTTTTTCTGCCATATGCAAAAGTTAAAACCAATATACTCTACTTTACCAACTGTCATAATGGTAGAACAAATTCTGACGTTTTTTACTACAATGTGACAAATGATGGCCTAAGTTTAGATTCTTTCCGTAGAAAAATTGACGAAAATGATTTAAAAAATTTAGATTTTGCTGATTTAAATAAGAGCGACTTTGATAAATATTATAATGAATTAGGTTTCTTAAAAGTTAATCCAGAATTAATCAGAAGCAATGATTATATTTATAATTATGCTCACTATAGTAATTCACATATAAAATCAAAATTCCCAACTATAAAACTAAAAGAACTCCTATCCTTGTCTGGCAAAGTCAAAGTGGGAGAGGATACAAATATACCTATTATGAGTATCACTATGGAACATGGCTTAATTGATCAGCATGAGAAATTTAAAAAACGAGTCGCAAGTTCTGATATTTCTGGGTATAAAAAGGTTTTTAAAAATGAACTTGTAATGGGGTTCCCTATAGATGAAGGTGTTCTAGGATTTCAAAAATATTACGATGCTGCTGCCGTAAGCCCAGCATACAAAATCTTTAGATTAAAACGAGAAGTTAATGTAGAATATTTGGATTTGATTTTGAGATCTAATTCTCTAAGAAAAATATACAAAAGTAAAATGCAAGGCAGTGTAGAGAGACGACGCAGTATTCCTGATGAAATGTTTTTGAATATTGAGATCCCGAATCCTCCTGAAGAGGTTAAAGATCAAATAGTAAAACAACATAAACTAATAAAGGAAATTGAGAATAGTCTCAAGGAAAATCAAAAAAAATTGCGTCTAAAGACAGAAGCATTATGGGAACTTCCTCAAAATTACAACTAATCCCCCCTTCGAACCCACCACCACGGTGGGTTTTCTTTTGCCTATCAAAGCATAAAAATAAGATTTCTTAAATTAAAATAAGATTTCTTATTGACAATAAAACTAAGTTTTCTTATATTTACCTCACAGATAACAAAAAAGCCCCGGAACTTTGGACGGAAACGGGGCTTTGCAAACTGCGAGATCAATTATGAACGTAAAAGTTAACTCATTCAACTCATTTGCATTTGTCAGCATGGCTGCTCTTGCAATCTCTGGTGGTTCTTTAGTTGCTTGCCAATTGCAACCAGCTTTCCAAACAAAAGAAGCTCCTTCTCTATTTACCCCTAAGACTCAACCAAGTACTTACGGTGTTTTAACCGCAAAAATCACAGGTAAACATTCTGGCGTTGCCGTCATCAAATTAGATAGCTTCCGTTTAAACGTTAGCTTTGATTTTGAAGCTCATCCAGACAGTTACGGCGTTCCGGGTTCTGAATTTACCGCTGTTGATATTACTCAACTCACGGTAAATGAAATTACTGATGTTAATGGTAAGTCATATAACGATTTCACCGAATTTGAAGACATCCGAAACATCAATGTCCTTCTAAAAGGCTTCATCGAACGTAACAAGTTGGTGGAGGCTTAATGATGTCTAATTTCAAAAAGCACCCTGACGGCTACAAGTCATTTTTAGGCCGTGATGATAAGGGCCTCTACTCTGTTCGTATTGGCTGGCAAGTGTACGCATCTAATGCTAATGGTTCAGTTCTTTACAAAGTTAAAGACGGATTTAAGACGCCTTTAAATGTGTTCAGGTTCCAAACTGACTATCCAAAAGTTTGGAATGAACTCACACAAGAAATTGATTTCCAACGCAGAAAGCAGCTCGCAATAAAACTGCGTGAAACAAATATCCCTACTTATGACCGCAAAGCTTATAAAACTAAGCGCGGCTTCACCGGCTCTAGATGAGGATAAGAATAATGGCTCTACCGATTATTACTGCTGACCAAACTTTATTGGTTCAAGCAATTATTGTGTACCTATACGCTGATCCGGGTTTAGGTAAATCATCGATGGGCTTTACTGCGGAAAAAGCAATTTCTTTTGACTTTGACCGTGGTGCTCACCGTACTGGTGAATTACGTCGTGGTGCGGTTGTACAGGTTCAACAATGGAGTGATGTTGCAAACCTTACGCCGCAGGACTTAGCACCATATAAAACCGTTGTCATTGATACCGTGGGTGCAATGCTTGAATGCATTAAAACCCACCTGTTACTTACGGCAAATAACCGTCAAAAAGATGGTTCTTTAAAGTTAAAAGCTCAAGGTTTAGCGAACCAAACGTTCAAGCAATACATCAATACTTTGATCAGTTTAGGTAAAGATGTTGTTTTCATTGCACACGCATCAGAAGATCAAAACGGTGATCAAATTATTTACCGCCCAGATCTAGGTGGTAAAAACCGTAACGAGCTTTACCGTATCGCAGATGTCATGGGTTATCTAACAACTGTTACTACTGGTGAAGGTAAAAATGCCCGCGTTATTAATTTCAAACCTTCGCCTACACATCATGCGAAAAACTCAGGTGCTTTAGGCGGTGAAACCGGTGAAGTATGGGTACCTGATCTTAAAGCACACCCTACTTTCTTGGCTGACCTGATTACTCAAGCTAAAGATCACATTAACACCTTAACGCCTGCACAACTTGCAGCAGCTAAAGCCCAAGAAGAGCTAGAAAACTGGAAACAAAGCTGTGAGGAAGCAGAGCATGCAGGTGACCTTAATCAATTAACTGAGTCGCTTGATAAAGAACATATGTATTACCAGAACATGCGCCAAGCAATGTTAATGAGGGCTAAAGCATTGAATTGCACGTTTGATAAGCAACGTGGCACTTGGATTAGTCCACCTGAATTTAACGGTATCTCAGATCAACAAAGAGATGAACTTCAAAACTTCATAGCTGAACGCGGCCTAGACGTGAAAACAGTTTGTGAACACTTCGGCATAGATGCCCTTATCCAAATTGAAGCGGCAAAACTTAAGGCAGTTAAACAAGAAATTGAAACATTAGCTAAAACGGGGATGACAGCATGAATAATCTAATCACTGCAGCTGAAGCATTTGCAGCACTTCAAAAAGGTAAAACTGTTCTATGTCGTCCTATTGGAGACATGTTGGACTTTTCTGACTTAGATCAATTCCCCGCTTCTGTTTTTGGTAAACCGGGTTTTGAATTCTGCATCAAAATCGAAACTATTGAGCTGGCTGGCATTACATTCACAAAGCCATTAACTATTGATGAATATGAGGAAGGACAGGATGTTTTTGTAATTACTACATATTCGCCTTCTATTTACGTCGTGAATTTTAGAACCACCGCATTAATTGAATCTATTAATAGCGGCTTTGTTCAACGTGATGCAGAAAACGCCAAGCTTCAATTAAAAGCACTATCTAAAGCGTTAGGTTTTGAAGTTAGTGACGATTTTAGTGTTATTCGCCTAGGTGACGAACCAAAGAAACAGCGTGCTAAGAAATCAAAAGGTGCACAGACAGTAGTTGTAGAAAAGACTTCTGAAATTGTTGATGAAGTTAAACAACCTACAATTGTTATTACTGAGCAAACAAATGTAACTACTTCTGAAGACTCATTGGTGCAATCCGAAGATATTTCAGAAAATATAGGATCAGCTTTAGATAGTGCGATTGTTATTACAGAACAACCTTATGTGTCTTCACCTGAAGATTTTTTAACTCAGCCTACACCTGAGCAAGAAAAAAACAATGAGTATCAGCAAACCCTAGATACTCTTCTACAGCGTGTAAAAGAGTCAAAAACACCTGCAGAAGTAAATGCGGTTTATCGTTATACCCGCACATGGGATGACGAACAAATGAAGCCTATCCTTCTCGCCACTCACAAACGTCTTGAAGAGCTAGAAAAAGAAAAGGCATCTGCTAATGAGCCACCCTCTTTAATGGTTCAAATCCAAACTGCACCAGACCTTACAACGCTAGATGCTTTGGAAATAGACGTGGCTGCACGAGATCCGCAGATTCAACCGAAGCTAATGGGGTATGTGAGAAAACGCCGCTATGAATTAGAGAATCCTACACCTACTCAACAAGAATCTACCCCTGATTATTTATTAGTGGACGGTTTCTAACATGAAAGATCAGTACAAGAAAGTGAGCCAAAAACACATGCTTGGTTTTATGTACTACTTGCAATTGCTGGGCTACGTAATAGTCCGGCAAGGCATGGACCAAGCAATGTTTCTAACAAAGCATTATGCGGTACCAGTTGCTTGGCGGCGCATAACGATCGAAAAGAAGTATTGAACAAATCTAAAAAAATCTAGCAAAATTTTGAAAATCACAAATTATTGAAATTTATTAAAATTACAAATCTAGGCAAATCTAAGCAAACTATGCAAAATCACCAATCTTGAGTATCATTTTGAGTATGACCCTAAAAATCATAACCGGATACTCAAGATTTCATGTTAAGTGACTCAAAAATTAGAAGTGCAAAACCGAAAGAAAAGCTTTATAGGCTTGGTGATTCCGATGGTTTGTGTGTTGAAATAAAACCTAATGGCAAGAAGTATTGGCGCTATCGTTTTCAATGGCTCAAAAAAACACAAATGATGAGCTTAGGTGAATACCCTATTGTGGGATTAGCTGAAGCCCGTACTAAAAGAGATGAAGCTAAATCTTTAGTTGCAAGCGGTATAAATCCAGTTGAAGAAAAAGAAAACCAAAAAAAGGCTAAATCTGATGAGTATGACAATAGGGTTCTCTTTAAACATGTTGCTGCAGAATATAAAGCAGAAAAATTAAATAATCGTTCAGAAAGGTATCAAGAAGCTTTTCAACGCGCCTTAGATAAAGATATTTTAAAAGTTATTGGTGATAAGGATATTAAAGAAGTCACCTCAGCAGACGTTTTGACTATCATGAAAAAGACGATTGCACGAGTTAAGCGTCAAAAAAACCATGGTACTGGCGAAGTGTCAGCAATTCAAAATCGTACTTTTATTGGCGGCGTAATGCGTTATGCAATCGCCACACTTAGAGCCGACTATGATCCAACCTATGCCGTTAAAAACGTTGTAGAACGTCCCGAAATAGAACATGCCAGACCCATGGAAAAATATGAGGCTGTGCAACTTAGAAATAAATTAAATAGCTATGGTGGATCTACTACAGTTAAAAATGCTGGCCTTGTAATGCTCTACTCTATGCTCAGGACTATCGAGATCCGCCGCATGAAATGGGAATATGTTGATTTTGAAGCTAGAACAATTACATTCCCAAAAGAGATGATGAAAAAGAAACGTATTCATATCGTTCCTATGTCTGACCAAGTTTTTAATATTCTTCAAGAACAGCGCAACATTGTAGGTAATCGTGAATATGTTTTTCCAGCCATCTATCAAGATGGGATGCTCTCCGCTACTACAATGAATAAAATGCTCGATTACATTGGCTTGTCTGATGTCACTGCTCATGACTTTCGTGCCACTGCATCAACCTTGTTAAATGAAAAGGATTACGATGACAAATGGATTGAAAAACAATTAGCGCATGCAGATGGTAATAAAACTAGGGCCACATATAACCATGCCAAATATTTAGAAAGCAGGCGAAAAATGCTACAGGACTGGGCTAATATTGTGGATAGCTGGGCGGTTTAACCGCCTTGCTTCTTCTGAAAATGCCACCAGACTTTTTTATAATAAACTTCGTCACGCAAGAAATTAATTTTTAATTCGTTGCCATTGAGGTCATAAATTTTAGTGACCTCTCCTTTCTTATCTAGATCTGCTAATAGATCTGCAACGCGAGAATATGCATGATAATGAATTTTGATTAACTGTGAAGACATAACAATAATTCAAAGTAATTTTAATAATGATACATCAATCCATCGTTCAAGTAAGTTAAGTGTATTGCGCAAATTTATGCTCATATTTGCTTAATATTGATATTTTTGCGCAAAATTATTCTCAGAAGAAAAAGGCTATTTTAATTACTCTTCTATTTTTTGATACAAAATGCCAATCAAACATAAATGTTATTTTTTCTCTAGTTACTATTTTTCAATAACTTAAATTAATATCGAGAAGTTGGCCAAATACTGCAGCTGCTTTGGCCAACCTTAGGTAGTTGGTACAAAATGTCAATTAACAACACACTGTACGCAAATGCTGACTCTAATATTATTTTTGATCGTATGGGCTGTGCAGCCCGATAATAGAATACACAGCACAGTAATAATCGAAGCAAACTTAGTTCGCTTACTGTGAAAGATTTTCATGCTAGCCGATCCGGTTAGCAATCCAGCCATAGAAAAACTGTTCCTGCTTTGGATTACGCTCACAGATTTCAATGTAGCGTTGCCCTTGCATAATATTGAGCACTCGCACCAGAACCTTCTCACCTTCTTTCCCACGTTTTGACAAGTATGTTTTAAGGGCACCTAGCGTTGCTGAGCCATAAACACCATCAACCTCTAAATCTGCATATCCAGCTTTACCTTGGTTATTAAGCAAGTTCAAAGCTCGTTGTAAAAGAGGTTTTGCAAATCCGGTACCGCAATTCACACCAGTGTCTAAAAGCTCTTCAGCTACTGCAGAAGAGATGATATTCACTTGGTCAAATCGCGGAGCTGTCCAATACTGCTTTTTATAAATGGCTTTGGCTACATCAAGCGGCAAATCTTTCATATTACCTTTGAATCCATTTGCTCGAGCAACTGCTTCAGTAATACCGTATTTAGTTGCACCTCCCCGATCCGCTGGGTTATTTACATACCCGCCTTCACGTTTGATCAACTCATCTAGATATTGTTCGATATTCATTTCGTTTTCCTTCAGAGAATAAAAAACCGCCCGAAGGCGGCATTAACTGTTTTCGATATCTTTTCTGGCTTTCTTAAATTCTTTAATCACTTCAACAATCGTTTTCCCTTCCTGTTTATCTATGAAATTAAAAATCCAACGGACCAAAGCCCAACCGGGTAATCCACATACAAAGAAGAATCCACCAAGTGCAATCATCCCCCATACATCAGTAACCCATTCATGAAGCCCCCACTTCACAATAATGAATGAGCCGCCAGCAAGACTTGATACAACAGTACAGATCAAGCCTACAGCCCACTCTTGAGGTGAGCGCGGCATACGTGTCATCAATACAACGGCGGCAACCAATGCGACAGCTAGAGTCACCATGATTGCAACCCCATATAATTTTAAAAGTGCTGTAAAACCGCTAGTGGAAACTGGTTCCATAAATTTCTCCAGATATTTCAGACAATAAAAAAGCACCCGAATTGGGTGCTCAAAGTTTTTTTAAAGTTTAAAGGGTTTGTAAGATTTTCCCTCCGTTAATCAATTGAGTTGTTAGCGGTGCCACCCCAACAATTGCAGGTCCGCCCGGCCCCGGCTGACCTTCAGTCGTTCCATGGTATTGCCAATTCCATGTTCCATCATTGGTAGACTTGGTACCACGTTCGCCCCAGTTTCCGCCATCACCTGATAATGGAGATCCATAACGGTCATTTTGGGTTCGGTAACCTTTACCGGGCACTGCAGCTTCAGCATCGGTTACTTTGACAACCATAAAGTCACCATTTAAG